CCAATAAGAGGCAATTGTTAGCGGCTTGTTGCATGATGACCCAATTAGTGCCGTCAGACACCATTGTCGCCCAATTTCCTACAACTGCCAAGAGGATTGATGTGCCAGCAGTCGTGCTGTCGATGGGCACCACATTGCTTGAGGCAGACACTAGCGTCTGCGCTTGCATGTTCTTAAATGTTAGCGTGCGGCCAGTCCATGATGATGCCGCTGGCAAGGTCACGGTGCAAGTCGATCCTGACTTGTTGTTGATGTACCAAATCTCACCATTGGCCACCGTAAAGTCAGCGGTCTTGGTAATTGGTGCGCCAACACCCATGTAGTCTGTATTGGCCACGGCGGCAGAAATTGCCGTACCATTGCCCTTAAGCAAACCAGTGATCGTGGTGGTAAGTGTGATTGCAGGCGTGGTGGTGGCCGTGGCCACAGTACCGGCAAAACCATTGGCCGACACGACAGAAACGGTTGTGACTGTACCGCCGCCGTAAGGCAGTGCAGGAATGTCAGCGGCTACCAAAGCTCTGAAGGTAGGCACGCCCGATGAGCCATTGGGCGAAGCCAACACATAGTTAGCAGTCTTGGCAGCATACGGGTTTTGCGTATCGCCATAACCAGCTGCAAGGCTAATGTCAGGCGCAGTGCCGCCAGTCGACACCACTGGCGCTGTGGCCGTCACAGCGGTGACTGTGCCTTGCGCTGGCGGCGGCAATAGGTTAAGCGCCTCCAATTGCTTTTGCATCTCAGCCGTCTGAGACACCAAAGCAGCGCAACAGTCGACAAGATTAGCTTCTTGAATCTGCTTGATCAACTCAGCACTTAAATCAACTGTTGGCGGCAAAGTTTGCAGTTCTTGATTAACCGACAGCAAAGCCTGATCGTAAGACGCAAGCAAGGACTCAGAACTAAACGTAACGCTAGAGTCGTCTACAACGGCTGTTGCAATATCTTGTAGCGACAAGAAAAACAAATACCAAGCGCGGTCAATCAGACCTGTGCGAGGGTCAATCAGCGGCACTCGTGGTGGCGTGATTGGTGTTGGCGTAGCGTTAGGACTAGGCATTTGTTGGACTCAGAATAAGTTCTGCGCCCATGATTGCAATCTTCACAGGGTCAGTGCCAGACACTTCATAAACACGATCTCGCAGTTTGACAGTCATGCCAAGCCGCCGCCAGATTACACGTTTGTAATACTGGCCAATTTTGCCCATGGATGCCCAATGTTCGTTTGACCATGTGTGGCCACCATCGTCTGAAAAACGCAGCATAACTCTAGGGTCAGCACCTTGAGTTGCAACTGTTTCTTGATCGGCAATTAAATAATCGCCGTTTTCAGTAATCAAAAAATCATTGTCTTCAGTTTGAAGATAGATTACTTCAGGAATAGCATAACCATTTAAACCCACGCCAGACTCGCAATCTAGCTGCAACATGTGCTGAGTTGTACGCTTGAGGGTATTAGTGCCAGTAGGCAACGCGCGCCATGTACGCAGCCATTTTTGGACGCCACCATTGTCTGAATAGTCGTCTAAATCAAAAGCGTAAACATTTCCGTTATCAAAGTCGCCAATAACAATTTGGTTGTTAAACGCCATTTGGCAGTTGCCACGGTGACGAATAAAGTTGCCATCGACAAAGCCAGCACGTTCATGCCAGGCTTGCGTTGCCGCATCGTAAACCCAAGTGGTGTTAGCACTAGGGAAAACCAGTACATAGAAACTGTGGCCGTCTTGCTGGTAGGTGTAGCCAATAGCGTCCGACAAGTCAGCATATTGTTGGATTTGCCACTCAACAGCGTGCGTTGAGATGCGAACGCCAGTATAACCATTAGCACGGTAAACAATACCTTGGCCACGGCGGTCACGGCCAAGCCAGAACAGGCCATTGTCCATTTTGGCAACCGAGTAAGGGGCAGCGCAGCCCAACTCGTTAAACGCGCCTTGGATGCGTTGCAGAGGAAAGTCTGTTGCGCCAGAGTCGTACCAAACTTCAATTGAGTTTGTGCCAAACGCCCAAACCTCGCGGAAATTGGCCGCCACAGCAATCAGGCCGTCAGGAGAACCTTCAGTGCTTGCAAAGTCGAGTGGGTCAACTGATGTGCCATCAAGCAGTTGTGTGACCCACATTCTCTGACTACTTGGTTCGTTGAACACAAAATAGCCGTCCAGATAACAAACAGTCACTGCGCCAGGAAAGTCAGGATCGGTAATTTCCGCAAACGCAAGTGTTTTGGCGTTGTAAATGTAACTAGGGCCATTGCACGCAATAAACAGCTGCGTGCCGTTATCAGCCATACTGACAGGCCCAGTATTGGCAACATAGCCGATTTGTTCAGCAGTGTAGTTTCGGTTTAGCTTGTATAGAAAATTTCCTGATACAACAAACGAAAAGGCATCATTTGAAGAAAAAGCCCATAGCCCACGAATGGGGCCAGTGCCAATAGTAGCCAATCTTTTAAGGCCAGGGGCGCGGTTTAGGAACGCAGGCTCTTTACCGGCCTCTGGGACGATCTCTGGAAACAGATTGACCATCCGAGCGTCTGCCGCATTGACAGACCGCGCTACATAAGTAGAGCCAAGAATCGGCGTCTTCATTAGTAGTTACCGGCATAGATGTTGAAACGCTGGCGGTTGGCCACCAATGCGTAAGGCAGTGCCATCACATCATCAGGGTTGTTGATGCGCTTCAAGTCACGCTTAGAAGTCATTGCAATGCGCTGCACTTGGGGGCTTGGCTCAACGCCAAACTCAGGGGCAAACTCCATAGCCAAGTTGTATGTAAGCGCACGCAGATAGCCTGGTGGGTAGTGCAAAACCGTGGCCAAGTTGGCAGGGTTGTTCAGTTCTTCAACTGACACAAAGTGAAACTCCAAGTCCTGCGTAGGCCGTGGGTAAACGTACATCTCAATGTTAGGGAACGTCATGTTGACCCACATTACTTGTGGGTAAGTGGACGTTACGGTCTTAACAGCAATACCGTTGTACTGCTGTTGATTGATAAACTTAATGCCATACGAGACATTGGTGGGCGCTCTAAAGTATGTAGAGTCGTCAAGCAAAATAGGGCGAAGGCCCACAAAGTCACCAGATGGGCCAAGGGTGCGGCTAATTAAGCCTGCGGGCCATGTAAAGATTTGGTCTTGCGTAGAGAATACTGACAGACGCTCGGTCTGCCATGAGTCAATCATCTGGTTGAGCGCCATCAAGGCGTCTTGTGACGTAGCCGCAGAGGGCGTTTCACCTTCAGCAAGCACACCGAGAAGTCTAAGCGCCCGTTCGATTTGTTGGCCAGCGGTGTACGTTGTCATTTTTAAACCTCAGCAGTGGTTTTTCTACGGCGTTTAACTTCCAGCACGTTCACAGGAGCCGCTTCAGGTTCAGAAGGCGTGTCTGGATTGTAGCGTGTCCAGCCATTTTTTTCATCCATCTCAGCTTCTAAATCCATAGTCGCCACTTTGGCGCCATGTTCGGGATGTTCAAGATAAATGATCATAATTTAAGAATGGGGGTGATTAGCCCCCATTTGGTTTACAGAACGTGGATAACTGCAAAGTTAATCACAACAGCTTCAGACAGCGGGCTGGCTGAAATGTTACGCAATGTGATTGTGCAACTTCCAGTAGCCTTGCTAGAAATCCAGCAGTTGTAAGCACCAGCAGTAGCGCCAGAAGACACGCTTAAAATAATAACGTCTTTTGCGCTGATTGTGCTGTTAGTCAAAGTGAACGTGACGTTTGTGGCGTTAGCCAACGCAGCGTTGTTTGTAGTGATCTGACCAGCAGACTTGTTCAGAGTTACCCCTGTGGACTTGTCTGTCAATTGAGTCACTGTGCCGCTTGCTTCTGCGGTGTAGCCAATCTCCGTTGTAGCGTAAACGGTAGTTCCGACTACGATTGCTGGCGTTGTTGCACCGATTGTGCTGTTATCAATTACCGCACCACTTACAGTAGTGCCAGAAGTTAATTCAGGGTCGCTAAACGCGACGCCTACAGGCTTGGTATTAGGCATGTTTTATCCTTTAAAAAAGAGGGCCGA